TGCGCAGAACCAGTACAGGACGATCGCCAGTGATAATGCTGAGGCGTAATTTAAATGGACGTTCTTTCAGGCCTTCAAACGGAACGCATTTAAATTCAAATGCCACTGGCATAATGTCTTTGGTCTTCGCTTCGACAGACTCCATCAGGGAGCGTTTGCCGCTGAAGTCATTATCTTCAAAATCAGCGGTCTGGTTTGCTTCAATCGTGATTTTACGGACAGCCGCAGCCGCTTTTGTTGCCTGAATAGCGTCACCATTAGCATCAAAGCCCACAAGGTAGTCGGCCCAGTCTTCAATCCATTCTGCCAGTGACTTCTGGGAATTACGCTCGCCATTAACAGACAACAGAGCAGAGAACGGTGCTGTCTTTTTCAGTTTGAGAGTGGCGGTGTTATCGGCGTGACCTGGTTCATCAATAGTACCCAGGTTAAGAACACTGACGGCACGCATATTATCAGCATCGATAAAGCAGCGGGTGCCTTCATCTGCAAGATCTTTAGAATAACAGGTAAAGTCATCGATGCTGGCAGTGGAAAGCGCACCACGGAAACGGAAACGATTTAAATTAAATTTTTCCAGATCATGAATGCGGAAATTCTCAGGCAATGCCACAGCATCGGCACCAATCTTACTGATAATTTCATTAACACCCTGAGCAGAAATAAGGGCATGGATTTGATTAATTGCGGTTGCGTCTAAGTTCTGAGACATAATAAGTCCTCACTATATAAAGATATTCAGTGATGAGATAAATAATCAGTTTATTAAGAACGATATTAACGACCTGCTGCGCGGAGTTTTCCGTCAGGTTCACCGGCAAGAGTCAGTAATTGTCCCTGGTCTTCCTGCAGAATAGTCAGGCGACCACCGCGATTGACATACATCGGCGTTTCGGTGGTGTCTTCTTCGGAAATTTTCCCGCGGTTAGTTGGGCGAACATATGAGAGTTTGTGTTTGATTTTCACACGGTTCTCATCAAACGGTTCGATTTCCAGATTGAGTGAGACCTTCCCTTTGGTTTTCGTGTTCATCACACCGGAAGCGACTTCACTGAGAACTGCGCCGATTTTGGTTTCAAATACGCCGCCGTCCAGCTCCCCGATAAATGCCTGCACATCAGTACTGCGTTCGCTAGCCATTTTGCTGCTCCTCATCATATCGACCCTGCAAGGCCGATTAGTTTCTCCACAAAACAGAGAAGAACACCTGCGGTGGCAGCCGCCCGGATGGATTGGGTTATGAGCCCGTCGTCCGGTGATGCTCTTCTCTGTTTTGTAAAAAGGACGGTACCAGCCGGAAGCAAGAGTACAAACTGGTACCGCCAAGACTACACACAGCATAAAGTTGTGGTGCCGGGTGCCTCCCGGTGCCTGGCGAAGGTTGCACACCAGGCGGGTGGGTATCCACAGAAGGTCGACTGTCAGCCTCAACCTTAACCCGCGTGCGCTGAGCCGCATTCACCACAACGCTAAGAATTCTCTCTGGTTGAAAATACTTAGCTGTTATGTGCCTGCTTTTAGCCACATCAGGCGAGGTGGACCTGGTTATTCCCCAACAACAAGGATTCGGTTAATCTGGTTATCCCCAACAACGCAAAAGGAAAAGAAATGTCCGGTAATATCTATACGCTGTACAAATCCCACTGTGAAAATGTTGGAAAGTATCGGGGCATTGAAATCAGTGGGGTAGTGTCATCAGTCGAAATAAGCAAAGTTGAATCAAGGGCAACATTACTTACTCTTCTGGACCTTGTCTTACATGAGCACCGGAAGAAATTCGGCACTCCCTATAATCAGTTGAATGGGAAAAAGGCTCTGGTTCACCTTATTCTGATGAAGCATCACTGGATGCCAAAACAGATTAATGAGATGAAATTTGATGAACTTCTTCTTTCAATTCAGGATGAACTCACACTTGATAAAATAAGCGTAACCGCCCAGAAATTTTTAGATTATCGAGACTGGAGATCACAAATTCATCACTTTGATGATTTTGACGAAAATGAATGGGATCCTAATTTGTCTGCACAATATCTAAAGTAACATCCTGTGATAAAACCGTGATTTCCTGATCCAGTTTTTTTAAGGAGTCTATTGTTTCCTGTCGATAAGACAGCACTTCACGAAGCTGGTTTATAGCTGCCAGCTTCTTTGCCATCCACTCGTAAATTTCCTCATTTGTGTATCCGGGCGCGACGATTTTTGGTTCTGTTTTGTGCATTTCACACCTCCTCAAGTTATCAGTTACTTGTTGATGGGGACCAGATTGTTAAAGAGCTAAGCGTCCTGTAGGGCGCTTTTTTGTTGCTAACGAATCATCCTGGACTTCATATGCCCCAGGCGGCTACTTCGTGGGCGTCCTGCCTGTTCGTTATCTTTGATATAAAATCTAACTTAACTTAGTTGTTATGGCAAGAGAAAACACCAAACTTTTCTTAGTTCGGTGCCTTAGTTAGAGAAGAGAGGTCTTAGAGTTCGTATTGAACTCCTTTGACTACACCAATGATAAGGCAATTACCATTGATAGGGATGTTGGGATACCGAGGATTTAATGGCACTAAAAACTTTTGAGGGCCATCGATGACTAATTTTTTTACTGTAGCTTCGTTTGTTCCATCAAGTCGAGCGATGACTATTTTTCCATGACGAGGTTCTGCATCTGGATCTACAATCACTGTTGCGCCTTCTGGTATTGTTGGGAGGCCATTAGGGTTAGTCATGGAGTCACCTTTAACCTCTAATGCAAATGAGTTATCACCAATCTTTAATGATGTATCTACCCACTTGTCCACTTCACTAAACACTTCTGCTGCCCTGCACTCAGTAAACTGCCCAGCCTGAACCCACGATATTACAGGAACTCTGCGCATGTTTGTGACGAGTTTGCCTTCAAACTCAGCACCATAAAGAATGTAATCTATTGACGTATTGAAGAACTTCGCTAATTTCGAAAGTGCCTCCCCACCAGGGGTATTGATGTCTTTCTCCCAGTACCCCACAGCAACGTCGCTTACTCCACAAAATTTACCCAATTCTTTCTGGGACGTTCCGGTAACTCTTCTCAGAGCTTTTATACGCTGACCAACCGTTTCCATAGGAGCACCATTTCTTGAATTGCTAAGTAATCTTAGTTTTTATTGACCAAAGATAGATTTGTAATTAGCATCTAATAAAACTTAGTTTGGAGGGCGTATGACAACTGACGATATCGAAAGCTACTTCGGCAGTATTGAGAAAGTTGCTGCTTTTTTCGGCATAACAACTGAAGCCGTTTATCAGTGGCGAAACCGTCCGGGCCAGTTAATTCCAAAAGGACGTGCAGCAGAAGCTGCATATAGAACTTGCGGACGGTTGCCATTTAAACCTGAGCTTTATGAAAAATCTAATGGATAAATCGATTAACAGAAACCACAGAACGATGAGGCTAACCGTGGGTAAGCATCACTGGAAAGTAGAAAAACAGCCTGAGTGGTACGTGAAAGCTGTCAGAAAAACTATCGCAGCGTTGCCGGGTGGTTACGCTGAAGCAGCTGACTGGCTGGATGTAACAGAAAACGCATTATTTAACCGCCTTCGTGCCGATGGCGATCAGATTTTCCCGCTGGGATGGGCAATGATTTTGCAACGTGCTGGTGGAACTCACTTCATTGCTGACGCTGTGGCGCAGTCTGCAAATGGCGTCTTTGTGTCTCTTCCTGACGTCGAGGATGTGGACAACGCCGATATTAACCAGCGCCTGCTGGAAGTCATTGAACAGATTGGCAGTTATTCCAGACAGATTCGTTCGGCAATCGAAGACGGTGTGGTGGAACCGCATGAGAAGACAGCAATTAACGACGAGCTGTATCTCTCAATTTCGAAGCTGCAGGAGCATGCAGCACTGGTCTACAAAATCTTTTGCATTTCAGAAAGTAATGACGCCCGCGAGTGTGCAGCTCCGGGCGCCGTGGCGTGTCGTGACTGTGGAGAAACTAACGCATGAACAGTTTAACAACACACTACCGTCGCTCGCAACTGATTGCGCTTCCTGTACCGGGTGGAAAAGCGAAGGTGGAGTATTGCTATGCAGTAAATGTACCAGGTGACAGGGAAATTGTAACCCACAGCTTTGCAGAGTGGGCTGTGGGTGATTTCAACCGGCAGAAGGAGACAGTCCTTTGCGACAAGTTAACCGCTGGTTCAAAGATCACTACGGAGTGCCCGTCAGAGTCATTCGTTGGGAGCCGGAAACACAACGGGTTATCTACCTCCGCGAAGGCTATGAGCATGAATGCTTCAGTCCGCTCGAACAGTTTCGTCGTAAATTCAGGGAAATAGAGGTCGGTCATGAGCACTAAATTAACCGGCTATGTATGGGATGGTTGCGCTGCGTCAGGCATGAAATTATCCAGCGTGGCAATTATGGCCCGCCTGGCTGATTTCAGTAATGACGAAGGTGTGTGCTGGCCATCAATTGAAACCATTGCCCGTCAGATTGGCGCGGGGATGAGTACCGTCAGAACGGCTATCGCACGGCTGGAAGCAGAAGGCTGGTTAACGCGTAAGGCGCGTCGCCAGGGTAACCGCAATGCGTCGAATGTTTATCAGCTTAACGTTGCGAAGCTTCAGGCAGCGGCATTTTCTCAATTGTCAGATTCTGACCCGTCAAAATCTGACGCATCAAAATCTGACCCGTCAAAATTTGATGCGTCGAAATCTGGCAAAAAAGCGGGTTTTCACCCGTCAGAATCTGGCGGGGATCCGTCAGTAAAATCAAAACATGATCCGTCAGATAAAAAAACTTCTCGTCCGGACGCTTCGCAACCGGACACGCAGACGGCTGAACAGGAGTTTTTAACTCGCCATCCTGATGCGGTTGTATTCAGCCCTAAAAAGCGCCAGTGGGGAACGCAGGATGATTTGACCTGCGCACAGTGGCTCTGGAAAAAAATCATCGCCCTGTACGAGCAGGCCGCCGAATGTGACGGCGAGGTGGTTCGTCCCAAAGAACCGAACTGGACAGCCTGGGCAAACGAAATTCGCCTGATGTGTGTGCAGGATGGTCGTACTCACAAACAAATCTGCGAGATGTACAGCCGCGTCAGCCGCGATCCGTTCTGGTGCCGTAACGTGCTCAGCCCGTCGAAGCTGCGGGAAAAATGGGATGAGCTTTCCCTGCGCTTATCGCCGTCCGTCAGCACGTACACCGAAAAACGCGAAGACCCGTACTTCAAAGCCAGTTACGACAACGTGGACTACAGCCAGATCCCGGCAGGATTCAGGGGGTGATCATGAGTCTTTTGAATGAAGTTCAGAAATACATTGAAGCCCATCCGGGGTGTACTTCCGGAGACATTGCGGATGCTTTTGCAGGTTACTCACGGCAGCGCGTTCTGCAGTCAGCAAGCAAGTTACGTCAGAGTGGTCGTGTGGCTCACCGTTGTGAAGGGGATACACGCAGACATTTCCCGCGCCTGACTGAGAGAGCGCAGGAGGCGGAACCGCAACCAGTTCGTGAAACCAGACCTGTGCGCAATTTCTATGTCGGCACTAACGACCCGCGGGAGATTTTGTGCCTGACCCGCCAGGCGGAAGAACTGGAGTCCAGGGGCTTATACCGTCGTGCTGCAACGGTGTGGATGGCGGCATTCCGTGAAAGCCACTCCCAGCCAGAACGAAACAATTTTCTGGCGCGTCGTGAGCAGTGTTTACGGAAAAGCAGCAAGCGCGCTGTATCGAGTGATGAGTGGTATCTGTCAGGGAATTACGTGGGGGCTTAATGAGTAATAAATATTGCCAGGCGCTGGTGGAACTACGGAACAAACCAGCCCATGAACTGAAGGAAGTGGGCGATCAGTGGCGCACGCCGGATAACATTTTCTGGGGAATTAACACTCTGTTTGGCCCGTTTGTTCTGGATCTGTTTACTGACGGTGATAACGCCAAATGTACCGCGTATTACACGGCGGAAGACAATGCGCTGGCGCATGACTGGTCAGAACGTCTTGCGGAGCTTAAAGGTGCTGCCTTTGGTAATCCCCCATACAGCCGCGCCAGTCAGCATGAGGGGCAATACATCACCGGCATGCGTTACATCATGAAACATGCCAGTGCCATGCGTGATAAAGGCGGGCGCTATGTTTTCCTGATCAAAGCTGCCACCAGCGAAGTGTGGTGGCCGGAAGATGCAGATCATATTGCTTTTATTCGCGGGCGTATTGGTTTTGAACTGCCTGCCTGGTTTATCCCGAAAGATGAGA